GAGTGCAGCGAGCGCGGCGAGAATGAGAAATGCCACCTCCGCCTCAGCACCGAGGAGGAGCTGGCCGCCTACGAGCGGATGCAGTCCCGGTACATTGAGGGCAGTGAGGAACGCAAGAAAATTGACCGGGAGGTTTACTCCCTGCGCAATCAGCTGATGGAGGAGTCCTACCAGGCCTCTATGGACTGGATCGAGGAGGAACAGTATTACGGCCGAATGAGCCTTGCCGACGAGCTTGCGGCTTATAAGCGTGTCCAGAGCCGGTATGCGGTGGGCACCGAAGAGCGTAAGAAGATGGACCGGGAGGTCTATCGGGTCGAACAGGAGATTTATGAGGCCCAAATGCAGTATCAGGAGGATGTGCAGCGGGTCCAGGAGGAGGCAAACCAGAAACGCCTCGACTTGGAGCAGGAGTATGCCGACAAGGTCACGGAAATCAATGACCGGTTGGCGCAGGACATCAAGAACCTGAATGACGAGTATGAGCGTGAACTGGAGTCCCGCACCAACAGCCTGTACCAGTCTTACGGCCTCTTTGACGAGGTCAAGGAACGGGAAGAGGTTAGCGGCGAGACCCTGATGCAGAACCTGGAGGGCCAGGTCAAGGAGTTCGGCGAGTGGCAGGATATTCTGGACCAGCTCTCCGCTCGCGGCCTGGACTCTGCGCTCATAGAGGAACTTCAGGAGATGGGCCCTGATGCCATTGCGGAAATCAAGGCGCTCAACTCCATGAGTGATGAAGAGCTGGAGAAGTATGCCTCTCTGTGGTCCATCAAGCACGCCCAGGCCCGGGAACAGGCCGTCAGCGAGCTGGAGGGCCTTCGCATTGAGACCCAGAACAACATCGCGCAGCTGCGGGAGGACGCAGACCGGGAACTGGACGAGTACCGGGCCGTTTGGCAGGAGCAGATGGAGCAGGTCACCATTGACGCCAATGCAGAACTGGACCAGCTCCGGCAGGACTTCGGCGAGAAGGTGGGCCTGATCAAGAAGGACACCGAGGCCGAAATGAGGGAGATGTCCGAGGTCGCCCAGAAGATCCTTCGGGAAGCTGGGTGGGACGAAACCGGTCAGCAAATCGTGACGGGGCTGACTGAAGGTGTGGAAACTCAGAAGCCCACCTTTATCACCGCCTTGACTGCTATGGCAACAGCTGGTGTGGCCGCAGTAAAGAGCGTGCTCCAAATCAACTCACCCTCCCGGGTTACCCGGAAGCTGGGCGAATACACGGGGCTTGGCTTTGTGGACGGTCTTCACAACTATGCGGACAAGTCTTATAAGGCCGGTTCAGAGATGGCGGAGTCGGCCCGGTTTGGCCTCTCCAACATCATTCAAACCGTTGCAGATATCGTCAACAGCGATATGGACATGGCACCTACTATCCGTCCGGTACTGGATCTCTCCAACATCACAAATGGCGCTGGAGTTCTGGATAGTCTGTTCTACCCTCAGCGGACGCTTGGACTTGCTGGTCAGGTGAGCATGGCATTTGCTGCCCGCGGAGAACAGCAGACCCAGACCATCACGGTCAATAACGATGATGTGGTGGAGGAACTGCGTTCTTTCCGGGCGGACATGACAGAGTTGACAGATCGGATGGAACGGATGCGGGTCGTGCTGGACACCGGCACTTTGGTCGGTGAAATGGCGGGGCCCATGGACAATGCCCTTGGGCAGAGGGTCACTCGAAGAGGAAGGGGGAACTAAGCTTTGTACCACTCGGTTACCTTTGGGGATAAAAACACCTGGGACGACTGGCGGCTGGTTCCCGCCTCCCGGCCTGTGTTCAATCCTCCGGCCCAGAAGGTGACGACGCTGGATATACCCGGTGGGGATGGGGTGATCGACTTATCCCAGTCTCTCACCGGGTATCCGGTGTATCAGAACAGGACGGGCTCGATTGAGTTTATTGTGATGAACGACTTCAAGCCTTGGCATATGGCCTATTCCGACATCATGGACTACCTGCACGGGCAAAAGCTGCGCGCGGTGCTGGAAGATGACCCAGAGTATTTCTATGAAGGGCGGTTCACCGTCAATGCCTGGAAGTCGGAAAAGGACTGGTCGCGCATCACCATTGACTATGATGTGGGGCCCTACAAGTGGTCGCTCCTGTCCTCGACGGACGACTGGCTGTGGGACCCCTTCAACTTTCAAAATGGCGTGATTCGGCCTGCTCTCTTCAAGAACATCGCCGTGACCACTGTCAAGAAAACCGTCAAGCTGGCCGCAGATCTGTTTGGAAGGGCTCCGGTCTGTCCTCAATTTTTCGTGACAAGTTCTGATAAGCGGGGTGTGCATATCCGGTTTGTCAATCCCACACTGGGGCTGGACGAAACTAAGCTGCTTACCGATGGAACCATCCAGTTCCCGGAATTTGTGTTTTTCGGCGACCAGGGGGCGACCCTGGAGCTGTGGTGCGACACCGGGACTGGAACGATTTCTGTGGATTTCAGAGTGGGGAGGTTGTGACCGATGTATAGCATTTATGCCGATGGTGTGTGCATCTACAACGATGTATTTTCGCTGGATGATATGAAGGTCGTGAATCCCAAGCTGACGCTGGAGGACAGCGCGGCCGGCTCTCTGGAGATGTCACTTCCCCACACCAACAAGGCTTATGACACCATTGTCCGTATGGTCACGGAGATCTCCGTGAAAAAGCATGGAGAAGAGATTTGGTCTGGGCGTGTGCTCTCAGAAAGTAAGGACTTCTGGAACAACCGGGTGCTCTACTGTGAGGGGGAACTGGCGTACTTCAACGATTCGGTACAGCCTCCGGCGGAGTACGCCGGAAAATCTGTTCGAGAGTATCTGGAACATCTGATTTCCGTTCACAATGCCAAGGTTGGCGCCAACCGGCAGTTTGCTCTTGGCGCAGTGACAGTGGTGGATGAAAACTTCCCCACCTACTACACCAACTACGAGAAGACTATGGAGCTGCTCAACGCCTTGGTGGAGATCTACGGAGGCCATCTCCGGGTCCGGAAGGTGGACGGGGTGCGGTATCTGGATTATTTGAAGGAGTACCCCGACACTTGCAGTCAGGTCATTCAGTTCGGGTCCAATCTCATTGACTTTACCCGCAACTGGGACTCCACTGAGTACGCCACGGCCATCGTGCCCCTGGGCAACCGGCTGGACGACAGCCCTATCGAAGCGCTGGATGCCTATTTGACGGTGGAGAGTGTGAACAATGGGAGCCTCTATGTTCAATCGGACGAGGCGGTCAAGAACTATGGCTGGATCGTCAAGACGGTGACCTGGGACGATGTGAGCGACCCGGCGGTGCTGCTGGAAAAGGCCAAGGAGTATCTGGCCGACCTTCAGTTTGACAATCTGGAGCTGGAGCTGAGTGCCCTGGATCTACACTATCTGGATGTGAACACCGAGGCGGTCAAGCTGCTGGACGAGATCCGGGTCATCTCCCGTCCTCACGGTCTGGACCGCCTGTTCCCGGTGACCAAGCTGGAGATCCCATTGGATCATCCGGAGAACACTCAGTTCAAAATGGGGGATTCTGTGCAGGTCAGCCTTACCAGCGTCAACAACCAGACCAACGCCGCAGTGCTGGAGAAGATTGAAAATCTCCCCAAGGCCCACTCCATTCTCAAGGAGGCCCAGGAGAACGCCACCGAGATCATGAACATGGCCACCACGGGCTACATCACCATCACCCGGGATGAATATGGCTCGGACACTTTGTATATTTCCAATGTCCGGGACTACACCAAGGCCGACAAGCTCTGGAAGTGGAACATGAACGGTTTGGGGTACTCCAATGACGGCGGAAAGACCTATGGGCTGGCCATCACCATGGACGGCTCTATCGTAGCCAACTATGGGCAATATATATTAGGAAAACCAGCAAACGGATTAGGTAATAGGGCTATATATCAGCCCGCAGCCTCTTGAACCATAGGAGCGTTGAGCTCGATATATTCAGCCATGCGACGGAACTCATCAGCGTATTTGAATTTCACGCTAATATTGCCGCCCTCGTAAACTTTGATATAATCAATGAGCTCGGCCAGAATTTCCCGTGTCAGTTTGTCGATGTTCTGATATTTGAGAAATGCTGTCAGAAAAGGACTTTCCGCATCCACGCCGTTTTCCAGTTGTTCCTGCTCGTCTGTCAGCGTCCGCAGGACATTATTTAGGGCCTCGGCTTGCCGCTCATAGTCCTCGCTCATGTGGCGGTATTCGTTGCGGGTGATTTCCCCGTCTTTCCAGTCTTGATAAAGGGCTTGCTTATATCGCATGATTTTAGCAAGCTCTTTTTCTTTTGCGGCGATGGCATCCTCCAGCCGCTTTGACTTGCTTTTTTTGAGGGGCGCGGAATTGATACGGGACACCAGCTCCGAATAGGCAACGGCCAAATGTACCTGTTGTTGAATTGCAAACAGGACGCCCGCCTCCAGGCGGTCACTCTTGATGGAGTGCATGGTGCAAGCCTTTTTTGAAAGGCTTTTATATGTTCCGCACTGGTAATAGACATAAATGCCTTTTGAAGCGATCCGGGACATCGCCCTGCCGCAGTCGGCGCATTTCAGAAAGCCGCTGAACAGGTAAAGCTGCTTTGCTTTTGGAGCTGTGCGCGTGTCGCGCTTGAGCAAGCCCTGCACCTTATCAAAGGTTTCTCGGTCAATTATGGCCTCGTGGGTATTTTCTACGATAAACCATTCTTCCTCCGGCACCCGCTCCTGGATATGGATTTTATAGCTTTTCACCCGTTGACGTCCCTGCACCATATCCCCCACATAGACACGGTTTTTCAAGATCGTGTCTATGGTAATCGTGCTCCACATAGGATTGCTTTGGGCGTTGGGAGCATTGTATTTGAGCCCCTGCTGTTTCTTGTAGGCCGTGGGGCAAAGGACACCATGATCGTTCAGATAATAGGTAATCCCGCGCTTATTCATACCAGACAGAAACATGGAAAAAATGCTTTTGACTACTTCGGCGGCCTCCGGGTCAACCAGCAGGGCGTGCTTATCGCCGGGGTCTTTCACATATCCATACGGAGCATACGAGCCGATAAACTCACCGTTGCGGCGCTTCATATCAAACACCTGACGGATTTTCTTTGAGGTCTGGTAGCAGTATTGATCGTTCATTACGTTCGTAATGGGGACGATTATATTTGATACGCTGTCGGGGTTGCGGTAGCTGTCCACGCCCTCCGCCAAGCTGATAAAACGGACGTTGAGCCGGACGAAAAGATTTTCAATCAGGTTTCCGGCATCGGTATAGTTTCTGGAAAGACGGGACAGGTCTTTTACAATCACGCAGTTAATTCTGCCGCTGGATATATCGGACAGGAGCCGCTGAAAGTCCTCGCGGTTGGTGTCCGTACCTGTTTTTCCGTCATCCACATATACGTCCGCTTCCGCGCCCTCATAGAACTCATCCAGGTGGGCCTGGTGGTATTGTTCCAGGAGCCGCCGCCGATTTACAACGCTGTTGCTTTCATCGCGGCCACGGAGCAAATCTTCTTTAGAAAGGCGAATGTATTTCCCTAATCTCCAGCGCATCACATTATATGAAGTTGGGGAACTGGCGCTCATTGTCCCCCGGTTTGCTGTTCTTGCCATGTGTCCTCCTTCCTATCACATTACATCTATATTATACCTCTGCACCGGGGGTACAACAAGGATGACTCCACCTCTGGACAACGTGTCTGGAAGTGGCGGATCGTTACAGCCCGCTTTTCTGCCGCAGGAAAAAGCCCGTCAGCAATTCCTGGAGAGAGGGGCCGTCCTCGGCAAATTCCAGCTTGATGGCCATATCGCCATAGCGGAAACAATAGGGGTTTTTCAACTGTTCCAGCATACGGGCAGCTCGCTTTTCCAGCGGTAACGAATTATCAAAAACAAAACCGCTTGCGTCAACAAGCGTTTCCTTATCCACCGCGTCAAGATTGACGCTCTGCATCTTTTCAATCACTTGTGCGTTTAGCTTCACAGAAAACCTCCTTTGCAGTTATTCGCCAGTATTTCCAATGATGAGCAGAAACGGGGGACCCCCCCCCCCACACAGGGCCGCGCCGCGCCGCGCGGCCCACG